ATCAACTGTCCACAAGTCTTGCAGTGAATTACTTCTGCAAGCTTCCGGTTGACATACTCCTCGTCATAAATGTCCGCCATTACCTCATCTGCTTTCGCAAGGTTTCAAAGCGTTTCCGCTCGTCTTCGAGTTCGTGAAGCTCGACATGGCTGCGGTTCATCGAAAGGTGATTCATTCTGAGCGGTTTGCTTGGATTGCCAATGTAGACAACCCCAGGCTCAATCCTTGAGCGGCTATGGACTACCGTACCCATGCCAAGCATTGTGTATGAGCCAATGACGCTGTATTGGTGAACGCTGACGTTTAACCCTAAATTGGCGTTCCGCATGACGTGGCAATGTCCAGCCAGCAAAGCAGAGTTGGCGAGCGTGACGTTCTCTTCTAAGAAACAATCATGAGCAACGTGACTGCCTGCCATCAAGTAAGCGAACTCTCCGACTACGGTTTGGCGTTGTATTCCAGCGTGAACCGTGACGTATTCACGAATCACTGAGCCTTTGCCGATCTTGACGCCCATCAGCTTGCGTCTGCTGCGGTGTTGTGGGTCAGAACCAATGACTGCGCCAGGATAGATTTCGCAGTTTGCGCCTATGTCGAGTGGCCCATAGAGACAGACATTCGGCCCAATCTGGACGTCTTTGCCAAAGGTAACGTCACCTTCAACGTGAACAGTTGAATGAATGTTCATAGCCAGTGCGCCATCAATTCAGGTTCGATGTTTGGTGGTTTTGGATTGCCGTGAAAGTAAACGATTCGCGCCTTGCTTCTATGCTCCGGCTGGTGTGTCCAGTGAACTTTGTAAGATTGAATCTGATGCTCAAAGGCTTGGTCGAGCCTTGTGGCGTTCAAGCAAACCGCACGAAGAAAAGCCATTTCACTTGGTAGGTTCTTATATTGATAATTGATTCCACTTTCTGCTCGGTGTTGCCAAAGATTCCAGATTCGTTTGACTTCAGCGGCTGAGAATAAGCCGATACCGTTACAGATGGTGTGAGGCTCGAATGGGTCTGTCAGTAGCCCACATTCACCTCGCCAGTTCAGAAGCTCGTCAATGTTTGCGGTGATGAGCGTATCCAACCCAATGATAAACCTCCGGCCTTTGCCTAGTCCTGGCCTGAAGGCTTCCATGACACAAGCCCAACCCAAGTCCTGACAGTCGAGCGAAACTTGCGTGACGGTTTCGTTGAAGGTGTATTCTCTGTCCGTCAGGCAAATCAACTTGTGGCTTTTTGTGGTATTGCGCTTGATCGCTCGCGCCAACTTGTCCACCCATTCGGAAGAGTAGCCAGCGTTTGCGCTATAGCTCGGCAGGTGCTTTTCTTTGCCGTTGAAAAGAATACAAACAATGTCCATCAGGCCGCCACCTTCCTCTGTCTTTGATCCATAATCTGTTTGCGCCAGTAGGCAAAATTTCTAGGCCAGTGGCGTTTAATCGCGAGTTCGCCAACAAAATCAAAGTCGAGACGTCCAGCTTCATATTTTGACTTTCGAACGTAGATGATTACCCACTCGTCGCGAGTCGCTTCCTTGTATCCGGTACGCCTCTTGATCCCATACATATTCTTGGCTCTATCTCGCACAACGAAATAACGCCACTTCTTCTTTCTGCCGGATTCCTCGGTTGTATTCTGTGCTGCGTCCGCATTTGCTTTCAGATAACTCAGCATTTGCGTAATCATGCCTCTCTTCAGATTCCCATACTGGTCAAGCGGAATGCCTTCTGCTGGAATTCCGTAATAACCTTTTGGCATTAAGCCTTCACGGTACAAAGACTTCTCAAAGCGTTTAAATGCTCGGTCTTCACCTGTGATGTGTGGCAGTAAAATTTCCTCACCTGTTAAGGTGCTACCAACCACGCCTTTGAGGTCTTTCGCGTAGACTCTGCCCGATTGCTTTTTGATGTCATACTCGACAAAGAGTGAGCCTCTGCGTCCTGGCTTCTTTTTGTTCTTCGGCACGATGAAAGGTGTTGGACGATCAAAGACGTCTTGCATTTCTTCGTACAAGGCAAAACGTACATCGAAGAGTGTATCTCTGACTGCCTTGCCTACAGCATCCGGCATTTTCTTAGCGACTGAGCGCAGATACTGGCGCGGAATCTTTAAGCCCGTGTCTCCTTTTAGCGGCATGGCTTATCCTTTGGCAAAGTTTACAAGCTTTGAAATCATTGAAGAAAACCTTGGTGTTGGGTTTATGCGTTTGGCAAGATTCGCAAAAACGCATGGACGGTTTTTGTTTTAGCTTCTCAAGCCTCTCTTCTAAGCGTTCGCTCAGAGGCTTTCTTCTTTCGAGCAAGGTGTAAAGCTTCACGTTCGGCTTCCTCTCTGGTTAGTCCACCATCGAATTCCATGATTGCGGCTCGCTCTTCAAACCAGACGTACAAGTCTGGATCGTAAAAACGTAACCGTTCCACTTCGTCGAAAATCTTTTCATTCATTGAGGCGCAGCGTCAGGCGAGCGTCCGTTAATCGCCTTTATTGCTTTTGATTGAGCAAACCTGCTTCGCGTGGATTGCCAGCACTCGCTGTGTCTTTCCCTCAGTAGTTTAGAAAGACAAAGATTGCCAATCGTCACGCCTCAAAATCCTTGTACAATCGGCTTCCTGTTGCGCCTTCCTGTTGTTGATACTTTCCTTGGTACGGTTGAGCGGTTGGTTCGTCGAGTTGAAAAAAGACAATTTGGCAAATGCGAACGCCTGCTTTCAACAGGATTGGCTTTTCTGATTGGTTGTACAGTTCAAGAGTGATCTGTCCTTGAAATCCAGAGTCTACGAATCCGGCATTTTGAATCTGTAAGCCAAGCCTTCCGACTGAACTTCTGCCAGCCACAAAAGCCGCTAAGTGATTCGGCACGCTGATTTTTTCCTGAGTGCTTGCCAGAACAAACTTCGAAGGTTCCAGTAAAAAATCTTCGGTTTGTGTCGTTTGGTAAACGGATTCTGAATCCAGAAAGAGAAATTTTTGTTTTATGCCCAACTGAGCGAAGGTGTTGCCCAAGTGTAAATCCACAGAGCATGGCCCAACCTGGGCGAATCTTGGCAAATGCCCCAACTCTTTGAGTCCATTTAAAGTTTGGTGTGAAAGAATCATAAATCTGCCCAATCAAAGTCTTTGTCATTCTGTGAATAAATCCGTATTTGTCCTTCGGTTCCCCATCGTTTTGAGGCGTGAACGTCCCAAATCTCTTTGTCTTCTTTTCTCAGTGCGTCTTCGAGTGATTTCAAGAGGTTGGACAAATCCGGTGTTTGCTTATGAGGTTTTCCGTTCATCAGTGACTTCTGGCGAGTGGACCAGGACTTTGGCATGGGAATTACGAACTCAACGGCAAAGGAATCCGGCAACTCAAACTTTTTGTCCATTGCTTGATAACGAAGCTCATCAGCGAAAAGTCTATATCTGAGCGTTGACTTTGAAGGCGACCACTTATCCCGTATGCTCTGCCTTGGCTTGGGTACTGGTCGAATCTGAAAAGTAATCAAGCAGCAACCGTTTTGACTAACTTCGCAAAATATTGGCTTGGTGAATCGGTTTTGCTCGGCTTGTCCACTTTCACAGGTGTCTCGTCTTTGGTTGTCCAGCGAACGATTGAGTCTGAATCCAGCCAGAAACCAAAAGGTGCGCGACCAATCACTTGAAAATATTTTTGTGCGCCTACTGGGTCCAAGCGTTTGCCTGTCGCTTTGAGTTCTGCTTCCTTGATAAGCCACTCGTCAGGTGTCTTACAAGCTTGGGTTCGGTTGCTGGTGTTGCGTTGTGCGTAACTGCGAAAAACGGCAACCGCTGGCAAGAAGTCACTCTTGAACTCTTTGACCATCCGGTTGAAACCTTCTTCGATTTGCTCTTCACTCAGATCATCCAGACCAATCTGCCAAGCTTGAGCAAGTTCTTGGCTTGGCTTGGTTTTGTAGATTGCGCTCAGTTTGCGTAATAGCTCGACTGACTGCATTGGCTTTCTCCTTGCGTAAGTTGCTGTTGAATCAAATCCCATTCGTCAGGCTGGTTGCTTGGTGAGGCTCGGCTTGGTGCTTCCCAAGCCAGATAATGCTCAATGTTTGAAATTTTCAGAAAAGTTGCGGCATGTTGATTGGGTCTGCAATGGTTTGTTCCGAACCTGTCCAATCGGCATTCTTCGAGATAGTTCTCAGTCGATTTCTGAATTTCCTCCAAGTTGAACTTTTTGCGAACCGCATTGAAGTTGCGCTCGGCTTTGTCCGGTGTGCCAGAAGCGGCTGGTTTCTCAGTGGGCAAGGTCTTGATTGCAGCCAGCCAACTCTTCCACCAAATCTTGAAATCAGACGGTGATTCTTTTGGGGGGGATATAGGGGGATTGTCTATAGTGATTGTTTTTAATGATTCCTTATTATTAGAACCCTTACGATTCGTAACCCTTGGAGGTGACGATTCGTAACCCTTACGATTCGTAACCCTTACCGATTGTAATGGTTGGGCAAGAAAGGCTTCCAAGGCTTCTGAATTCAGCCGAAACCATAGCTTTGGAGGTGAGCCTTTCATTTGCTCTGAAAGAATTCCTTTTTCCTTCAAAAAAGCCTTTGCTCTGCGAAGCACTCTTGCCGTGATTCCGATTTCTTCCCATTCGTCTTCAGTCTTGTAAAACCAGCCAGGTTGGTTGTGAAATTCGACAGGCAACCACTCCAAACGGTTCGCGTGGTCTTTGCGGTAAAACTCATCCCACTTCGCAAGCTCTGCCAGTACAACCGCAATTGCTGGGTCTGGACAAGCCTTGAGCAGTTTGTAATTTAGAACAACGTAGTGATTGCCAGCCATATTCCCTCTTATGCGGCTTCTGTGGCTTGTGCCATTGTTGCGGCAATGTCCTGCTCTACTTGCTTCTGTATCAATTTCAATCGGTCTACCTCGCCTTTTTTCAAGTCACCTCGTTTGGCGTAGGCATTCGCCAAACTGTTTGCCTCTTCAAGTGCTTCCTGAGACTGACATGATTCAAATTGCTCTTTCAGCAGAAAGAAGGTTTGTGAGCCTTCAGGATTGATGACTTTTGGTGCAGGTTCTTCTTCCTGTGCTTCCGGTTCTGGCGTGATTCCCGATAGGCCAAAGGCTAGTCGAATGGCCTGTTTCATGGCAGCATGACGAAGCATTCGACTGGGGTATTGTTTCCAAGGTTGTGAGCCAGTGTTGCACTCGCTCAAGAACTCAGTTACCACGGTTGGTCGCTGACGGTCTTTGCGGTAAATCGTTGCGGTGACGCTCACCACTTGGCCTTTTTCATCCGTTGAATGATTGAATTCGATTCCGTCAAACTGCGGATGCTGATTCATGATCTTGTTCCAACCGTCCACACTCATGACAACGCTGATGCCACCGGATTTTGCTGGAAAGGCGTAAATCTCTCGCGTTAATGGGTTGAGGTTGTGCTGCTTGGCAACTGCGAGAAAAGCCGTAACATTCTCAGGTTTTGAGTTGTTGGGCATCACGGTCTTCATTAGAACTTCTTGCAGTTCTGCTGGCTCAATAGCGCATTGCTGCGCAACTTGGACTAAAAGGTTGTCGTTGTTCATAGTTCCTTTTTTAGTTTTTGGGCGTATTCTTCGCCAAACTTGGCGCGGATCCTTTGAGCCGCAACCGTTGGGTCTGTTGCTTCATTGATTTCATAACGTGTTCGAGTGCGTGGTTGTTTATTAGTTTTTTCTGTCCGGACAGAATTTTTTAATAAACTATTACTAATTGTTGCCTGACAGACTCCCAACTCAGCAGCAATCTGCTGTTGGGTCTGGCCTCTCTCTCTTAACTTCTTGGCTTCCTGCGCTCTCATGATGATTTCACGCTTTTTTTTGGATGGTCCTTTTTTGCGAAGCTCATCAATAAGCTTTGCAGGTTCCTTCAGGTCTAGGCCAAACAGTCCAATTCGTTCAAAAAATTGTTCTGGTGAGTCTAGGTATTTGTCCTTCCAAACTTCGTAAGCGTAAACGTCTTCAATGACTTCCGGTAAATGCTCAATAATCTTAGGCAAATCAGAGTTTATGTATTTAGACCACTGACCATAAACTTCTGCTCTGCAAGGCTGATTTTGAACATTAACATTTCGTAATAGTGGGAACTCTCCGCTTTCAATCCTTACAGCAGCCACTTGGGAACCTCTCCACTTTGTAAGGTTGATTCCAAACCTTTCAGCCATTCATAGTGTTGTTTGCAGGTTTCTACCTCATTACTGACTCCACCTAAGTCACTTTTCTTGCGATAGTTAATGCGCTTTTTAATGTCGCCAATCATGCTTTTTTCAAATCGCTCAGACTTTTGTGCAACAACTTTTGCAGCCAAGTGTGTCACAACTGAGGTTGCGTTTTTTACGCTCTCCTGCCACTGGCGAGCAATGGATTCAGGATTCATTTTTTCGGCTTCCTGCTTCATCATTCTCTTGTATTCTTCAACAGCAACCTGATGGATCCAGTGGGTTTCATCTTTCCAGTCATCAACGCTTAGTCCTGGCGTCTGCATCGTGATGATTTTTTTCATTCTAACTACTTCAGGATCTCCACTGTTTATGTGGTCAAGGTCAATGTTGGCAATGTGAATCTTTGGCTCTTCTGGCAGTTCCTTGTATTCTTCAGAAGGTTCAGAACGTTCTTTTTCCTGTTCTTCAGACTTAGGTTTTTCATGGTCCATTGCATCCATGATAGCTTCGCCTAAATAACCTTGAGTCGCATACTCAGAAGATGAATCGAAATTGATATGTCCGGTAACTCCTGGTCTGTAGCGAGCAGCTCGCCCGTTCTCTTGATCGTTGCTGTTGTTCCATGATGCTGAATTCAGATGAATTACTTCTGAGACATCAACAGAATCCAAGCCTTCTCCTGCCATCCCAACATGAACCAAAACATCCAAGGTATGCTCTCTTTCTCCGGTCAGTGGGTCTTTCGGTGGGCAAAACTTTCTTAGGATTTTCTTGTTGTCTTCGTTGCTTCTGCCATCCTCGCCAGTGCCTACCCAATCAACAGTCAGAACATCCTTAAAGATTTCACTAATCTGCCGACAAACCATTTCAGCATGAGAAACAGACATTGCCCCAACAATCGCTTGCAATCGAAAGCCAGTGTTGACTCTTTCCCGAATCATTCTTTCCAACGGTATGGAAACAAGTGGGCTGACATACTTAGGCGACCAACGCATTTTTCTTGTAATCAAAAAGGCGTCTATCTTTTCAGGTGATTCACCTCCAGCCTTCTTAATCAATTCACTAGTGCTGTAGGATTCAACATCACCTTCTTCATTCCGCACATCCAAGGTGTAAACGTATGAATGCGAAATTAAAGGTTTTACGGCTTTTTCATCTTTAGCATCCCGATATTTCACCATTATATGAGGCTCGCCAAAGGCACTGTCATTGTCTTTTCTGTTTGGTGTGGCAGACATTGCCAAAGTGAACTCAACCGGAAGACTAAGCACTGCCTTGCCCCAAACGGCATCAATCCCATAATGATGATATTCATCAACACAAAGCATCCAGCGACCACCAGAGGCTAGCAGTTCTTGAACAATGGTTTGTCCGTTTGGCTGAGTTAAGGCTTGAACGGTTATCGCAAAAATTTGCGCTTCGTTTCT